TCTGAGAAATCTAAAACTACTAAATCTAATGCATTAAAGAATTTAGCAGAATCAAATCCAAATATAAAAGAATCTATTTCAGATATTTTTAGTTCATTTAAAGAAGATTAATTATGATATTACTAATTATTTTATGTATTATATTCGCAGTAGTTGCAGGATATATGAGTTATAGAGCATATATATTGGCTGGGTTATTAGCCGATACGGAAGATTATTACATTGATGTTGAGAAAACTAACATTTTTATGTATGATAAAATAAAAAAAGCATATGAAAATATGAAACAAATTGATCGTATCGGAGCATTTGAATCAGAAGACGAAGCGGGGACTACATTTGAAATGCTTAAACAAGTTATTGATGAATTAAAAGGAGATTTCGATGGGTCGGAAGAGAAAAAAGAGTAATAGATATTGGACTAAAATAACAGAATTATCTATTGCAGCATATAATAGAACAATAGATAATCCACAATTACGAGAACGAATATATAGAAGATTTGTTTATCCTGCTCTCATGAAATTAGCTGAAAATCTTATTAATAAAATGAAACCAGGTTATATTGATTCAACATTTAAAGATTTACAAACGGATTTAGTAACGTATCTAACCGCGCGGTTAGATAAATTTAACCCAGAAAATGGAAAAGCGTATTCTTATTATACAAGATCTTCATTTAATTATTTAATCGCAGAAAATCAAAAAGCATACGTTAAATTAAAACAAAAATCAGAACCTATAAATATTGATGAAAGCAGAAATGTATTTATTGAAATGCATAATAATGAAATGAAAATGACATTAAAATATTTTATGGATGCATATATAGAATATTGTCAAAACAATCTTAATTATATTTTTACAAATCAAGCCGATATACATGTAGCAGATTCAGTTTTACATATTTTTGAAACAAGAGAAAATATTGAAGAATTTAATAAAAAAGCATTATATGTATTTATAAGAGAGCGTACAGGATTGCAAACTAATAATATTACACGTGTAATTAAAATATTAAAACAAATTTACGAAGTTAAATTTAAGGAATATGAACAAACAGAATTCATAAAATTGCCATTTTGATATTTATATTTAAAGTATCATGATATGGATAATCAAGAAGAATTATTTAAAGGAGTTTCGTTTTCAGATTTAATGTCTGACGTATATCATAATTCCAAGAGAACATCTAGACAAATAAATCAATTAATTGGTCAATTACAACCATTAATACGTAGTTCCTCTGATGCAACTATAATCGTACCATTGATCAAAGAATATTTAGAAGTATCAGTTAAAAATGATGATCATTTAGTAAAATTAACTGCAATAGTACAACGATATATTTCAACTAAACAAACAATTGTTGGGTCTGATAGTTTATTATCAGATGAAGAAAAAAAGCAATTATTACAAATTGCAGATGATACCTTGACTGGAGAATTAGAATCTGAATTAAATTCAATCGAAGATGAAGAAAAACAATTACATAAAAAAATAGAATCAGCTAAAGATAAATTAAAAGGAGATTCTAAAAATGTTTGAATTTGGAGAAGTTATACCGTCTGATTATACTTACATATGTAAAACTCCGGAGAGTCAAACTTTAGGAGATAATTTATTTACTGTAAAAGTTCGTTTAAATAAAGATATTTATAATTCTAAACCGATTTATGCTCGGCCGTTGGATATTAATAATAAAAAAATACCATTAAATGGAGAGCAAGTTTTATTAATAAAAGCTCCAAATCAATATAGCCAAAATCGAGAATTAGGTGCATCGAGAAGTAATTGGTATTATATATCAACAATATCATTACAGTCTTGTATTTCGCATAATATGTTACCGGGTTTAGCAGGAAACTTAAAACAAGAAGAAATTGATAATACTAAATCAGGTGTAACATTTGATCAAACCGTATCAACAAGTCCATTACAACCATATGAAGGAGATACTATTACTGAAGGCCGACATGGTAACAGTATTAGGCTTGGTAGCACCTCTAAACAAGATGAAATAAGATACAATATACAACCTACATGGAATGGAGATAGTGTAAATGATCCTATTATTATATTATCAAATACATTAAAAAGACCAGCAGAAGATGAAACAAATAAAAAACAATTTATCGTTGAAAACATACAAACAGACGACTCTTCTTTATATTTAACTTCAAAGCAAAAGTTATCAGGATTTACATTAAATACACCTCTTAGAAATTATACTTCAGAATCATCTTTTGAAACCTCGCAATTTATAGGAGTTGCAGATAGAGTTATATTAAAAGCAAAAAAGGATATTATAATATTAGATGGTAAAAAATCAGTTGTAATTAATACAGATGAGTTAAAACTAGGTCATGACAAAGCTAATGAACCAATGGTACATGGTATTGAATTAGCAACAATATTAAAAGAGTTAATAGCAATAATTCAAAAACCTAGAGAGGGCGGAGGATTATCTATAGCATTTAAAAAACCTGTTTTATTAGAATTATCTCAATTATCTACACGTGTAGATAATATAAAAAGTGGGAAATTTTTCATATCAAAATAAACTAAAAAAAAATAATATTATGGCAGTTACACCACCTTTAGACAGAATTCCAACGATACCAAATAAACTAATGGCTTTGGTTATTGAACAAATAAATAAACAATTAGATAAAATTCAATCTGATACAACAAGTTTATTAAAAGAAACTATAAAATTACCCGTTGATTGTAAATGTGATGATCCTAGGATAAAAAAAGCAAAAGCGACATTAACTGATCTCAATAACGGAATTCAAAAATTACAAACTGAGGTACCGCCTGTTATAGAAAAAGTACAAAAAGCCATGCAAGTTGCAGCTACAGCTGCTGCAGCTATAAAAGCTGCGCAATTCATGACTCCTGGTGTTGGCCAAATGTTATTGGCTGCCGAATTAACTGAAGTTCAAAACACTACAATAGCAAATGCAATAACAGCTGTTAATCAATTAAATGTTATTCCAGGTCAATTACAATCTAGACTAGAATCCATGGCTAAAGATATTGCTAGTTCATTAATTAAATTAAATTCTAAATGTGGTAATTCAGAATCATTTGATATACCTTCATCAATATCAGACAATATTCAATCAGAAATGGATAATATAACAGGCAATGAATTAACTGATGATTTAGATTCTGAATTTTATCAAACCGTGAATGTATCAGATGACGATATAACACAACGAAATGAATTAATTTCGCAATTAGTAGATAGGCAATTAGATTTATTATCTTCATTGCAAGAAGCTCCTAGTCAAATATTTCAAGAAACAAATCCTCCAGATAATAATATAGGAAAAACTGGCGATTATTATGTTGATACAGCAAATAAAATAATGTATGGGCCCAAACCATCACGAGATGATTGGGGAATAGGAGTAAATTATTAATTAATATATTTATATAAAAATAAAACTATTATGGAACAAAAAACATTTTTTACAATTTTAAAAAAGACAATTCGTGAAGAAGTACGAAATGTAATAAAACAAGAATTATCTGAAATTTTAAAAGAGGGGTTACAATCTACTGTTAATGAATTAAAAACAGAACAATTGCAAGAAAATAAAACTTCTTTAAAAAAATCTAAAAAAGTACCTAAATTTAAAAAAACAGGATTTGCTGATGTTTTAAATGAAACAGCTGGATTGTCTGATCCAAGTCCTGTTAGTAATTATGCTAAAATAATGAATGAAAATTATAATGATTTATCATTTACATCAGCTGATGCTCAGGGTTTTGGAATGATGAGACAAAATCAAGCACCATCAGTTATGGAAGATCTAGAGACGGGAAAAACTATGAAAGTTGATCCGGTGGTAGCTAAAGCATTAACAAAAGATTATTCTGCATTAATGAAAGCAATAGACAAAAAGAAAGGAAAATAAAAGATGGCATATCGTATAGTTGGAATAGATGATGCATTAGGAGTTAGTGAACTAGGATTAGGAGCTGATTTTTCTTTCAATCACCCAGCTATTTTTAGAACTGTATATACTACAAATCAAATACAAACTGCGAGATTAAAAACATTATTATTAACTAAAAAAGGTGAACGAGTCATACAACCTACATATGGAAGTGATTTGTTAAATTTTTTATTCGAACCAAATATTAATGAATTAATAGAAGAATTAACTGAAAGTCTCGAGGGGGATATCAATTACTGGCTTCCTGATTTAACAATTGAAAAAATTGATGTATTAACGAATCAAAATGATCCTACATTAATACATGAATTACAAATAACGATATCATATTCAACTGATGAATTAAACCCATTGGCAATAACGATATCATTAACGGAATCTGGTGGTGTGCAAGTTGAATCAACAGACCAAGGAACACAGGGTAATATTATATCATGAAAATAGAAAAAGACATAACATATTTAGGTAAGGATTTTACTCAATTCAGAAAAAATTTAATAGAGTTTACAAGACAATATTTTCCAAATGATTATACAGATTTTAACGAATCGTCGCCCGGATCGCTATTCATGGAAATGGCTGCTTATGTTGGTGATGTTTTAAGTTATTATGCTGATACAAATTTAAGAGAATCATTATTACATCAAGCACAAGAACGTGGAAATATATTTGATTTAGCTAATGCATTAGGATATAAACCCAATAATTCTGTACCAGGATATGTAACATTAGATATATATCAATTAGTACCAGCAATTGGAACAGGGGATTCTGTAAGGCCTGATTATACTTATGCTTTACCCATTAAAACTGGGTTTCAAGTTGAATCTACAACTGGTA